CGGGCCGTATCGACAAACTGCTCCATGGCATGCTTAACTCCTTTCCAGAGTTTCTTCAGTCTTGCCTTCACAAATATCATTCCTTCCTCAAATCGAGAAATAGTGGTCGCCTTCTTTAAAGGCTGGCGTTGCCCAGCTATGGTACCGATTAGTTCGAAATGCGATAACGTCCGAATTCGTCCGATCACATAATTCTTCAATCACCAACCAACGAATTGAGTCCCATTCCGGATAGCAATAGATTGCTCCAGTGGTGACACAGTCAAATTGGTTCTTTGCCGTAAGGATCGACAAAATATCATCCCCTGCAAAGCGTTCGCTGTCTACTCGATTTAGTATCGTATCGACGACCAAACGTTGACCGTATTCCGATTGATTTCCTGCCTCGGCATACGTGACTCGTGTCAACATCTCGATCTCATACTCACTATAGTTCTCGAGCCCGACGAATCTTGGCGCTTCCAAATATAAATCAGCCGCTGAGAGAGGGGCTTCGGGCATTGCCACTTCTTCAGTCTGCATTGGAACTGGCTTTGGCATTGGCTCCTCATAGGTCACCAACTCGTGCATGGTGGTAGCGCTAGAGCCAACCACGAGCCCTAACGCTAATCCAACCAAACCAGATACAAACCATTCACGCAGACTTTTTCTAATGTGTCCCATAACGGGGCCTCCTTATGTTAGATTTCTTCGCCGATCAGAGAATCGATGGGACCCTGAACATTGAAGTCGAGAATCACGCTGCGCTCCATACCATTGACGAACTCAGAAGCGCCACGACGATTTACATCATAGATACCGAAGCTGATATAATCATCAGACTTGGGGTTCTTGGCATCGTAATACCAACCCACATGCTGACCGGCCTTTGTCGGATCAAATCCGAGAGCCTTATAGACTTCGTTCAGGAATACGTACCCTCTCGTCTGGAGAATATGATTCCAATAGTTGAGCTGGCCGTTGATGAAGAAGAGATTCAGCTCAGCATCCTTTTCCCAATTGTCATTGAGTTCATCGAAGATGCGAGCATAGACCGAGGGAACACGGCTATCGGGGAGAACCATAACCTCTTTCTTGGTTTTCTTCTTCTTACCGGTTTCGGGATCAATGGTTTCCTCCTCGACCTTCTCTTTCACGAGGCCATAGCGAAGCTCCTTGTCAACCTCATCGCCATAGCGATCGCGGACATTCTGACGATATTCCTTGAATCCCTTATCGAGAAGCTGATAGGCAGCCGCCAGAGATGCATTACGCTTAGAGAGGATCTTGTGGCCGTAGAGGATGGAAGTGATGCCGAGAGCACCAACACCAACGGCCGGAGCATAGAGCTTGATGACCTTCCACGCCGTGATACGGACAAGGATCTTCTGATCCGCATCCGCCAGTTCACGGGTATAGGTGCCACCGTCTTCCAGCTTACCGCCGACGGACTCTTCGATGTTCTGCTTCATGGTTTCATGGCCATCCATTACCTCGGTAACCTTAAGGGTTGCCTTGCAGGCCATAACTGTGGACGTAACGCCGAGTGCGATACCGGCGCCCGTAAGAATCTGCGGAGAATTCTTCCGAATGAAGAACTTCGACCGATAAAAAACAGACTTTGCCGTATTTGCAATTGTCTTAGTAGAGAGTTTCATTGCGCTTTTACCCTTTCTTAAAATTTCTTAGGATTCGGCATGACAACATACCAGCCGTCTTTCAGCCAAACCGGGATGAAGAATCGCGTATTACTCCATCCGTGTGAGACCGCTTCTAAAGTTGACCAATCGCCATCGAGTTTCCCGAATATCAGTTGGACATCGTGCACGGTGATTCGTCCGTAACGGTCCGCCATACGCTTGAGCGTCTCGATACGAGATCTCACCAAATATAACGTTGACGGATCGCTATGGAATTCTTTTTTCGTCGAGATCATGATATGGTCACTCCTTTAATCCAACGGAGCAGGCTTCGGCATACGAATATAATAGCCATCACGGCCACTTGCGATGTCTGCCTGACGTAGATCCGTCCAGCCATAACGATGTGCTGTAAACGGAGGTGTCTGATCGACCACTTCATAGAAGTCCGCAACCGAGACGATCTTGTACCGTCTCAGGATGTTGTCGAGCTCATCCAGGACACCTTCTGCATCTCGACGAGTTCGGAACGAGAACTCATCGAAATCGTAGGCGCTTCTTCTCTGAGGAGGATCATCTCGTCTGGGATCGCGACTATAGGAACCATAGTCCGTACGATAACTGACATAGGTTCCACCGGGTCTCCGGTCACTTCGACGAGTCGAACCGTAGAATATAATGTTGACCGCATCCGTCAGAGAATTGGCAAAGAAGTCCTTCAACATCGGAACAGCAACATCATTCCAGATATGGCTACCGATACTTCCGCGATCGTCGGAAAGGATATTATCTCCGATCTTGCTTAATGGAGAACGTTTCTTTGTCTTTGCCGGAGCAGATAAAGAGACCTTATTGATCTCCTTTTTCGGACTCTCCGGTGTCTCATTGCGTGCGGCATTTGAATTGTTCGGGTATTCCGCCATTGTTACACTCCTTCTCTCACTAATGTGAGGTATTTTGGGTTTAGCTTGACTTCCCAAACCGGGCAATGGTTGATGACAGAATACCGATAGCAGAGATTTGACAGCGCCTTCTCTTTGCTAACAGCCATCGTCACGGAATCCCATGACGACTTTCGGATATCACCAAACAAGTTCCGGACAGGACCTCTATATCGATATTCGTTCATACAACCTCCAAAAATGAAAAGCGAAGAGACCTTGTTAGGTCTCAACGCTCGTCGAATCACAACGTGCTTGGATTACTCCTCAGTAGAGTCCTCGCCATTGTCCGCCTTGCTCGCCTTCTTGGCCAGCTTCTTAGCCTTGTGAGCCTCGATGCCATCCTTGATCTTGCCACCAAGCGGCTTGAGGGCCTTCTTGTAAAGCCACTGGGCTCCAAGAGTTCCCGCCACGCCGATTGCGACACCGATCAGGGTGCTGCCACCATTGGACTCATCATAGGTTTCTTCCGCCGGAACCGTTTCGGTCTCGAGCTCCTCGTTCTCCATGACAACATTGTTCTCTTCCATTTTAGAATACCTCCATAAAAATTTTGTTGTGGATTTCTCCATAATACATCTTGTAAATTTCGCGTGCTTTATTTGAGAACTTCTGGCTGCGTTGTGTAGTCAAACACAACACAAGGTTCTCCCTTCTCCGTGAGCTTTGAGCTAAACATCGGTTCGATGAATGACTTGTTGACATCCCATCCGATATCATTACCGAATGGAATGCGGTCCAAATCGATGGCATCGTAGACATCGTTGAGTGTTATGTACATATCACCCAACATCTGTCGAGACAGGTTGTTGCAGATCTCACGTAATGTCTCTCGGTCAGATACGAAATATCGTCCGGACCAGCGATCGAAATAGAGACTCTTCCCCGAAGGAACATACGGGATCTCCTGATCGTTTACATTAACCCGCTCCGAGGTCTTCTGCGAGACTTTCTCACGAATCTCGTTTGCCTTCTTCTCGTCCAGAGACTCGGTGATAGCGGACTGGTAGTCCTTTAGAGTCTCCTGCGAAATGGTATAAGCGGCCGCAAGAGCAGCGTTACGCTTATGTTGCTGGCGATTGCCCATGACAATACAAGCGGTACTGAGACCAGTGGACAGTGCAACGGGCCAATAATTCTTCGCATAGATCTTCACACGATCACGCGTACGAATCGGCTCGTTGTACTTGTCTGCATAGTATTCCGCATCTTCAATTTCTGCTTTGGCTCTCGGTGCGATTTTCATCGTCATACCGATGGTCGTAAGGAATCCTCCGATTCCAATGCCAGTCAGGATTTCCGGACTATGCTTGGTCATATAGACCTTGATCGAATTACCGATCGCTTTCACAGGGATTTTCTTCATTTCGGATCCTCCTTACACTCTTTCACAATCTTATCCAGATTGGACATCTCCAGACAAGACGGAATGTCGGTACCGTACTGGACATAAACACAAACTCTTGATTCGTAAGAATGGATATCAAGAACGATTCGGGAATCAATGTAGTCCTGGTTTCCGCGAAGTTGCTCGTATATTTTCGAACCGACCAGTGTCTTAAGATCGCTATCCTCGCAATAGATTGTAATGCCGTATTCCATAGTATTTCTCCTTTCAAAAGCGAAGAGAGCTTGTTAGCCCTCTTCATTTTGGCGTTCGGCGAGAACCTCGTCGACGGTTTCACGGATCTGCTCCTCCATCTGTCGCTGTTCGATGATCCCAGTAATGATACTGAGAAGTGCCGTACAAGCGAGTCCGATGTTAGCAAGCACATTCCATTTCTTTGTCATCTGTTCTTACCTCCTTTCCATAATAGGTCTTGCCAATTTCGCGCATTCATTCTCAATGGAACGAATGAAAAAGAAGATGGCTAGATTAGGTTCACTAGCAATCCTTTCGGATCCGTTTTCCGTCTACACGGGCCCTTCGAGTTACCTCGCATCTCCTTTCCATAATAGATCTTGCAAATTTCGCGTGAATTAATGGAGCGAAACCGGATAGAACTGAGTCTCAATTGCTGTGACTTTCACCGTACCCCCTTCGCCATCGTCGATCTCATAGGGAGGCTCGTCCATAAAGTCGATCCAGTAATCCTCCAGACACATGGATACGATAGCGTCGAACATCCCAACGTCCCAGCCGCGTTCATCGCCGCCAGGGACTTTATCGATTCCGAGAAATCCGTAGAAATCGTTGATCGTCACGACGCCGGTTTGCTGGAAGAGCTTGTTGAGGTTGTACTTCGCTTTCTCGACAACCAGCGGATTTGCTGTGAAGTATCGTTCTGAGATAGCATCCCAATAGAGTTCATCCTCATTCGGATAGGTCTTATCCCAATAAGAACGAGCAATATTCTCTCGTGCCATTTTGTCGAGTTCGGGATTTGTCGACCGGATTTCATCACGATACTCCTGATACGATTTTCGAAGAGCGACATAGGCCGCAGTCATAGCCGCAATCTGCTTCTGGTCTAAACCATGCCCTAACCAAATACAGGCAATCGTTCCAGTAGCAGATACGGCAGGCTTCCAGAATATCTTTGCCGTTTCTTCTGGTGTCGGATCCATCGAACACATGGTATAGTCGTCATGCGCTTTCCAACCAAAATATCCAGTTGCAATGACACCTAGTGATGCGGCAAGAGACGAGACAGTTGAGCCATTACGCTTTAACCATCGCTGTGCCAGACGAATCTCCTTTTTCCAATTGAATTTCATTGTGCTTTACTCCTTTCAAAAATAAAGAGAAGAGGCCTTACTCGGCCTCATACTCCTTTTTCGTTTCAGATGGTGTCTTAAAATCATATCCGGCCATCGTAAGAATACCTTTGGCATACTGTTCGTCTTTACTCATTGCTGCAACGATACATGCTCCGCCAATAAATAAACCCGCTACAAAACCCAAAAACGTCTTCATTTTAGAATACCTCCAAATATAATTTAGGACTTCCGTCCATAATATATGCTGTTTATTTCGCGCAAAAGAGAAAAAGGACTTGCTAGTCCTTAGTCTCAGGTAGGGGATTACCATACATAGCTATCCACAGTGTGAGATCGTCCCACGAATAAAAACCTAAGCAATGAGCTATAACAGTTTGTAATGCTTCAATCGTCTTGACCAATTCATTAATTTCTGTTGAATACCCAATCGGATTTTCATGAGTTAATGTTATTATATGTCTTGATAGATCCAGCATCTTATTATTTGCATATGCACCCATTGCCATGTCTCTATTCGTAACCTCAAATCTTTTAATTTCCATTATGGTCACCTCCACTAAAGAAGCTGTTTATTCTGCGCGTCAATTACTTCGTAACAGTCGAAAGGAAAGAGGCCTTGTTAGGACCTCTTTTTCCTTTTGAACAGTGCGTAGAAAATCGCGATACACACGATTAAATCTCCTGCGATGAGCATAAACACCGTTCCGCCAGTCAAGACGATTAACGCCGTGACCACCGCCAATGCAATGATACCGCAGAGTAAAATTGTGAATAGGATCATTCATATCACCTCCATAAAGTAGATTGTAAATTTCGCGCGAAGAGAAAAAGAGAAGCCCTTGTTAGAGCTCCTCCTTTTTGCTTTCTCCACACTCCAATTCAATGCCGATGAACAACATGAATATAGCAGCGAAGAACATACCGACAATCTGGTACCAAGTTAACATGCTAATGCTTGTTGCAACAAGAGCCATTAACGAGATCACCATTAGTTCGATAAAGTTAATCATCTGACGATACATCATAATTCTCCTTTTATTGATAAAATGTAGTGTTTAGTCTTCCATAAAAGGATATGTTTTTTTCGCGGAAAGAGAAGAGGCTCTGTCATAACGACAAAGTCTCTTTTCATAAGTAGTTTACTTTGAGTTAAAATCGATCATATCTTTTTCGATAAAGGTGTAGAGCGTCTTCACTTGCGTAACATCCACCTCCAACAGGTCTGCTGTTTTTTCAACATCAAAACCCATCAAATGGCAAGCCTTAACCGCATAGCATAGTCTCTGTTCCTCTACTTGTTCTTTTGATAAGATTTTACTCATACAATCACTCCTTTCATAATAGGATATGTTTTTTTCGCGGAAAGAGAAAAAGCCCTTGTTAGGGCTCCTCCTCAGTCATTTTAGCAATCATTTTTACAAGTTTAACTCGTAGATTTTTGTCATCGGATATTATATCTATACATTGTGAAGCTGACATATTTGTTTTAGCAAGGATGCCTAATATACGACCCTTTCCTAACTGATATGACACATCACTCATTACATAAACAATACCTCCGACAATACACATTTTAATGAGTTTATTCATAAAAATCACTCCTTTCATAATAGAAATTGTAGATTTCGCGTGATAAAAACAAAATGAAAAGAAGCATACTAATTTGTGTAGCTTCATTATCATTAGAACTCCTTGTTTTCATTTTCCATCATAGTCATAGCAATAATGCCAGCGACCAGAGTAATGCCACTAAGAATCATCATAATATCACGCTCCTAAAATTATTAAATTTTAGTATACTTCTCTCCATAATAGGAGCTGTAAATTTCGCGTGAACTAGTTGCTTATACTTCGTATAATCAAAAATTAAAGAGAAAAGGGCTTGTTAGGCCCTGTTCTCCAGTTTTTCGAGCTTCTCCAAAATAATGTCTTGCTTGTTGGCAATGCCAATGATGATGCGACACAGAAGTTTGTTCTCTTCGATCAGATCCGTCGCCAGACCGTACGAAAGCCTCTTCTCCTCGAATTCCTCATCAGACATGTGTTCCACGTCATCTCTCTCCTTCGAGCGATCCATGAGCTGTTTCGTACGATTACGGACGTCTTCCTCCTTCTCGAATAACATCTTCAAATAATCGTTCGTCATTTCTAATACCTCCATAAAATATAATTTTGGAATTATCTCCATTAAAGGCATTGTAAAATCTGCGTGAAGTTCAAACGTAAAAGAAGAAGAGGGCTTGTTAGCCCTCATCCTCAAAGAGATCACTCTCATTATTCTTATGCCTCTTGAACTTGAGTTTGACGCTCTCGAACCAGCAGCAAATCGCATCCCAGTAGTACCATCCAAACAGAATCGCTTCAAAGATCACTGTAATGATCAATGACCACTTATACTGTTTCATCATGTCACCACGGGTATACGGCTTAGCCGCCCATTCACGATACTTCTTCATCATAATTTAATACCTCCATAAAATATAATTTTGGAATTATCTCCATTATAGAAGTTGCAAATTTCGCGGATTCTAATCCCTTAGAGGCCGGAGAAAGAGAAAAGAGGTTGTTAACCTCTAATCTCTACGGAAGAAGGATGATATCCATATTCTGCTAATAGAATTGCATTATCGTTAGCCGCTTCAAACATTATGACGTCATCAAATGCCAGATTCGTATAGCGGTAAGTAAACAAGTCATATGTGCTAGTACATTCTTTGTAAATGCCGTCTTTGATACTAATGCCAAAGCCAAGCATATACAATGCTGTGCCAACCATAATAGTTGCCATCACTGCTGCTATAAGAATCCAAGAAATAATCATTCCAATAATATTCTTATTCGTCTTCATAATAAATACCTCCATAAATTGTATATAAGTATATTCCTTTCTTCCATAATAGTGATTGTATTTTTCGCGTGCTCCGATTGCTTCAAGGAAGGCAAAAAAGAAAAGTGCATGTTTCTTTTGCGATCCGCCTCTTCGCTTAGATGGGCGTGATAAAAAGAAAAGAGAGGGGAAACGTCGCGAATGGCGCAACCCCTCTTTTTCTTTGCCCTATCTCATTCAGATAAGACAGTTACGGAGCGAATTAGGCCTCGACCTTCTTCGTGCCACCGTACTCCTCGGTCACCAGCTCGGGCAAACCGCACTCGTTGATCAGGATGTCCGCAACCTGCTGCTTAAGCTTGTTGGGGACCTGCTCAAACTCGGTCTTGCCGAGAATGACGCGCTGAGCGAAAAGCATAGCCATCATTTCACGATCTCCTTTCTCTAGAAATAAATATAGGTTTAACGCCAAATTGGCGAGAACCTTACGCATAGACAATTCCAGCCATTTCAGCGATGCAGTCCTCGAGGAAGTCATTCTGGTCCGAAGCAGCCTTAATCTGCTGCTTGAGGAGATCATTCTCCGATTCGAGAGCCGTAACACGTTCCTCTGTAGTCGGCGGGGGAGCAGGAGGAGAATAAGTATCCCCGATTGCGGCTCCCTCATAACTCTCTTTGGCACCAATAGACAAGGCAAATTCTTCATCCGCCACAATGATATTTTGGATGATGTTTTCATCGTTTACAATACAGTAATTCATGATTTAAACCTCCTTTTCAGTGCTTGTAATAATACACAAGTCCACCGGCCAAACCACCGATTATTGTATTATCCATTCCGGATACATTATTACTGCCTTGAGTTCCGGTAAGCATGGTGGCACCACCTGCACCACCGGCGCCGATGGCCGAACCTCGTCCATTACCAGGCGAGAAATAGATTTTACGGGCATTCCATGCTTCTTGGTTGCTGAACATATAGCAACCGGCTCCTCCACCACCACCGCCACCAGTCGGAATAGATTCACCATTTAATTCAAATATTTGGCCATCTGAACCAGGCGTTCCATTCGTATACGATGAAGTATAAGTCTCACCCGTATTTATATCTTTTACATTATATGCATATGAAGTAGTATCATCCCTCGTGGATATGCATTGGACGACCTTTGCTCCAGAACCACCGTTTCCATTACCTTGTCCTCCAGCAGTCGGTTCATATGTTTTTATGAATCCTTTATGAGCATAGCCATCTATTACAATTTCTTTAGAAGATGGACTTTCTACATAACTACCGCCACCTCCACCACTAACACTTTTCAAAACAGTAGTACCTAACAGAAGCTGCGAATTACCTCCAGAAGAACCCTGAGTGGGTTTACGTTCTTCAATTATGCTATGAGGATCTCTCGGCGGTTCTGGACCACCAGCCCCAATAATAATATCGATATCGGCATTTGGAGCAAATTGCAAGGTATCCTTTACTGCATTACCGCCACCGCCGCCAGATCCTCCAGCAGATGGTGCACTATATACACCAGCACTTTGAAGACTGTAACCACCAGATCCTCCACCGGCAACCAACACATATTCAATGCCCGTACAAAGAGCAGAAACATTGGTGGGCAATTTTCCAGAAGATCGAACCGTTTTATTAGCTCGATCGTATTCGAGAATGATGGTGACATCAGTAATGGTTCCCGTAGAGGTTACCGATACAGTTTTTGCTAATATGTCATCATACTTTTTCTCAACGGTTATACTGACCGTCGTATTCGAACTTTTGCCCATCGCAATACCATCTTTATTAGTGACCAATGATGCGTTTGGAATTGCGCTAAGGCCGCTAATTGTAAATCCAATAGCAGGAGTATTATTCGGATACTTAACGGTAACGCGATATGCTCGCGAATCCGTTCCGACAACCAATGCCATAAACGCATCATCCGGAATCGCACTGTCAGGAAGACTTAGAAGTTGTTTTGTATAGCTCTTCAGCGTGTTATTCCAGTTTGTCTGAATTTGTGTTTTATTCGCATCAATCTGTCTCTGGAGATTGGCGACGACGTTGTCGGAGAGCTGAGCCTTGAGATTCTCAAACCACTCATCGAATTCGCCATTCCACTGGTTGAAGAGGTCGTCGATCGCGGTCGTCTCAATAACGCCGGTGACAAACGGGCAAGCCGAGGTGCCGACGGCGTTCTCAATCGCACTCGCAGCGATCTGGGTCACGCCAGGCGCCACAGTCACCCATGCCAGAGGATGCTGGTGGACTTTTTCGCTATTCGTCAGGGTCGGCTTCACCGGAGAGGATGCCACAGTACCCTGAACAACACGGAGCTTATTGAGACGAACGCTGTCAGAGTGATTGGTCTCAAGCACGATCGCATCGATACGACTGAGCGTCACGTCCGAAGCAGCGATGGCCAAGGGATAAGCCGCGTCGTTCACATTCCGTATGGTCGAACCACGCCTTGCCAGTACCGACCAGCACCTGCATACCCGTGCCAGCGGAGACTGCCATATGGTCGCCAATCGTGGTGAATACACCGTCAGCAATGATACCATCGAAGATAGCAGACATCTGTTCGGCGTTGTATTTTCGATCACCATTTTCGGAGTTAAAGAATCCGCATGTGAATGCCATTTTGATTCCTCCTATATTAGACTTCGGCGGTGAAGGTAGGAGTCATACTCTCACCAGATGTATCTTCCGAGAATATAATCTCAGAAACACGGGCCTTACCAGATTGTCCGTATTCGTTCTGAACTTGGACAAGATCTCCAATGGTAAAGTCTCGTTTGTAGATGAACTGAAGTCGAGCTTCCACTTCGCCTTCAAAAGACTGAGTGATACTCGTCTTGGCTAGTTCCTCTCGTCCCTTCTGCTGCATTTCGGCAAGCATATTGGCCGTTGCCTGCTGTTGCCGTTCAGCAATCGCCGCGGCTTTCTCTTCTTCCGTGAGGTCCTCATCATGCTCAATGTCATAGGTATCGACATCATCACTTGCACCAGAATCGTCCGTAAACACTTCACGGCGCTCCAAACCAGTGCCATAATTCTCGCCAGTCACCTCAGTCGTTTTACGAGCAAAACCCTCACCAGAACCGCCGATCAGAGTAGCATTCTTAAGGGCCTTCTTCGACTCGATATAGTTACTGGATAAGAAGTTGTCGAAACTAGGAGAAAAGACAACATAGGGATTCTTTGTCTGGCCATATGCACGGTCTTCGCCAGCATACAACTCAAATATCATTTGTTTCGTCGAGAAATCGGGTAAAATCCGGAATCCAATCTTCTTCTCTTCGCAAATCCCATAAATTGCCTCGTAGAGGTTGTCACCAAAATACTGTGTATCGACCGTAAGGGTCGTGATGCGCGTATCGGTGGTCTCGCGGAATACCAGATTTGGGATTTTCCGGTCAGCATTACTCGGAGAGATCGCATTTTGATTTAAGAGATTCCGGATCGACTTCTGAAGATCGCCGTAACACTGACGATAACCCCAGATGATACGACGCTCGAGAATGGACTCCAAGGAACGGCCTGTGACCGTTAGGAAATTACCATTCTCCACGTCCACCTTGGTCTCGATGGTTTCAATGACCATCAGTCGATCGGATTTCTCCCGACACCAAAGGTAGTAGTCCTGCTCGAACTCCTTCCCGATTGGCATGTCTGCCGGTACATAGACCTCGAAGTCGCCATAGCCAAGGAATCGATCCGTCCAGATGAACGACTGGAAGGCATCTAAGATAGCAACGACTTCCCAATTCTTATCGAGAATCAATGCATCCATCTTAGATACCTCCGTATGCGTTCTTATAGGAGAAGGTAATCAACAGATTTGCTTCCTTCTCCTGGGTGACGAAGTTGAACATATTCACGCCATTGGAGACCTGGAACCAATCGGCATCCATATCAACAGCAGAAATAATGTTCGTCTCCTTACCCTCGCGCAAAAGTCGAGCGTATTTGTTACCCTTTATGGTCGAGATGATAATATCATCGCCAGCATCGAATACCGCACCCGTCAGAGCCTTGATTTGAGCATCAAATATCTTAAAGTGTTCTCTGGTATCGACATTGTAGAGGGTAATATCTCCTGATTTGGTCAGTGCATGAATCGTAATGACAACACCCGTGTCCATATCACCGACATAGTTCAGAACTGCTCTCGGATCGTCCACTAGTCTACCCATTTCGAGAAGATTCTCGGTAAGAGACTCATTGGAGAATGGGAATTCAAATAGCGGTTCGACATTGGTGTAGACCTTCTCACTACCGCCAACCTCGTAGAAATAAGGATCCGGACAGATGATACTGATTTGTGTCGACTCCTCAGAGGAGAATATATTCGGCTCGTTGGACTCCACATAACCACTGATCTCTGCCAGGCGGTTGTCTGTCTCAATTTCAAGCGTGATTTGCTTTTTAATCGGGAAGAACTTATAGGTCTTCTGTCTCGAGTCTTCAATTGTCGGTGCGAACAGCATACCGAGTGTAATGACGATATTACGGTTCTCACAACGAGAAGAAGCATAGAGACTTCCATCAATTGTCGCTAGTTCTGATGTGTTGATATTCGCCTTGGGAGGACCGAGCCCCTCGATGTCCTTAATATAAAGACCCGAGGGGTCCGGGTTCGTGAGCTCCAGACGAAGTGTTTCACCTTTCGGATTGGTTACCGTTAAGGCCTTAATCATAAGCCCACTCCTTCCTTATTGGTAGCTATTTTTCACATTCGAGAAAAGGTTCTTGCTATCGCGATAGATCTCGGCACGGCTCAGAGCCTTCGGACTGGTATTGTTCTGCGTGAAGTTGTAGGTCTTATTCACCGTATTCGATCCGGTAATGCCATTCACAACATCCTTGAATCCACCGGCTACCTGACCGGCAAGAACAGCTGTAAATCCCATCGGAGTTGAACCGATTAGGGAATTCATCGCACTTACGCCGGATTTCACCTTACTATCGTCGATAACGGGGGTGATAACCGGAGCAGTCTCAATACCATCCGTAATATCACGGTTAAGGGTCTGGATTCCGATGGAGAGGTTATCCGTGTAGCCGTTAACCACCCCACCAGAGACCATATTGATGATATCACCAAGAACACTATTGAGAGCTGCCTGGACATTCCCGCCATTGGCAATGATACCATCAGCAATTCGCTCGGAGATAACCTCACCACAAGCAACCCACTGCTCTTCCTTCGACTGCGCCATCGACAGACCACCGTTGATTGCCTGACCCGTAGAAGTCGAGACAGCATCGGTCTTCTCAACGATACCCTGTGCAAATGTGGTAGACATCGTCTGACCGTATTTGAGGAATGTCGGGGTAAGACTACCGAGGACATCATCTGCACTATTGGTGTAGGACTGTCTAGCAGCCTCGAGAGCAGCGTCCGCGGCCTTCGTCGCCTCGCTTGCCGTGGTCGTCAGAAGATGGTAAGGATCGTAACCGGTATCTTTTGCTGCAACGCGATTGATCTGCTCCAAAGCAAACCCCTGTTCGAGGAGCATGTCTTTGTATTCGACCATCCAGTTGGCATAAGCAACCATGCGATCCTTCTCGCTCATCGTGACCTGCTCTTGGTTGGATTTGACTTCCTGAGCCTTCTCGGCGAGAGTTATTTGGGCATTGAGGAGCTTGTTGTAGGCATCCAGAGCATTCTTCGACTCACTGCCGTATGCCTTAACGGTTGCCGCATACTCTTCCTCAGCCTTGCCAAGCTGCTGCGTTAGATTGTTAAGCTCCTTAACCTTAAGGGCTTCGTCCACAGCAGTCTTATCGGCATCAGTAGCGGTACCACCGAAGAGCGTTGTCCAGACTTTCTGCTCGAGACCGTAACTCGTGAGTCGAGTGCCGAGTTTGTTGAGCTCGGACTGAAGACCCTCGATATAAGATGCACCGGCAGACTTACCGGCCTTACCAGCCTTTGCAGTAGTCTCTTCAGAAGCTTCATCAATCGCCGTTCCGGTTCGATGGAATGCATCGTAAGTTTCCTTCACGATGTCATCGTATCCATCGCCGACAATCTCTTTGAGTTCACCCATAGATGCACGATTGGCCGCATTCAGTACAAACAGACGTTTGTTCTCGGCACTCGCGATCGAGACATTGAATTTGTTGTAGACCTCCTGAAGTTCCTCGTAAGTGATCTGACCACTCTTCAGCATCTCATTCGCAAGGTTTCGAGCAGCAACGAGAACAGTCTTTTTACTGCCATCAAGACCATAACGGACGCCCATATCGTAATACTTACCGATCAACTCACCCTGTCCGGAAGGAGAGTGAATATCGAGCTCATCACGAACGGTACGATCGATGGCTTTCGCAACGTCGCGAGCAGCACCGGTAAGAGAATTAACGGTAGGCACGTCCATAAGACCCTTACGGATACCCTTGAGATAGTTCATACCGATGTCTTTGTACTCGGCCGTACGATTCGAGAACTGAGTGAAGAGATTGTTGGCAATATTGGTCGCCACGGCATAAATACCGGACTCAATATCCCTCATTCTCTGCTGAACGGTCGTTAAAACATCGGCATTTTGAATGGACTTGACAAGATTGGCAAGTGCTTCGTTAGCGGCGTTCATCGCATCAGTGTTGACTTCGGCAACGACACCAGAATATTGAACCAGTGCCTCGCCCATGTCCTTAAGCTGCTTGGCGAAATTACTGAGCGAACCCTTGCTACGACCGGCACCCGTATTCGGGACTTGATTGACCGCAACGGCAAGATTTGCGATGATGTTACTCGTCTTCATGGCGATCTCACTACTATTGACCGGGGCACCCGCCATAATAGTCAAGAAATCGATCATGTTTGGAGCCGCCAAAGCAAGTTCTGCCGCAAACAAAGAGATTAGATTCTCACCGGTGAAGAACGCCTTAAACGCGGAATATTTCGGCGTGACGGCGACGGCAGTTGCCATTGTTGTGACAATGTCAGATACCATGTCGACTAGCGTCTTACTATCTGCGGGGAGACCCTCACTCTTAGTCAAGAAGCCCTTAATGTGTGGCGCAGCCAAATCCAGTTCAGCAGCGAATGCGGCAATGAAGGAATTGCCAAAGACCGCTCCCTTAAGACCTCCAAATGTCGGAATCTTAGATGCTGCCTCTGCCATACCGCCAATTGCATAGATCGCATTCTCGATGGACGACTGATCGATTACGCCAACCTCAGTATAGAACGTCTTGAGATATGGAGCTGAATTAGCCAGTTGCTTCGAGAAATCAAGCAGGTCACTTCTGCCGATGATCGATGCAAGACCATCCAAGAATTTCGTTCCAGTAAATATCAACATGGCTTCGCCAAGAGATACCATATTACCGAATGCGCTATCCTTCAGACCATTGATTCCCTGGAAGAAAACCGACGCATTCGACCAGAATTCCTTAAGGTCCTTGCCGAACTTCGTAAGGAACGAATCTCTCTCACCGACTACATCGGAAATACCTTTCTTAATACCCCCGATAAAGGATCCAAGAGCAGTACCAATGTATTCCATGAATTTGACGTTGCCGTCCATGATCTTCTTGACGACTTCATTCTCGCCAAAGAAGGCCTGGAACGCACCAAACAAAGCACTCAATGCCGTGACAACCGCCACGACCATACCAATGCCCTTAAGTGCGCCGAGACCCATCTCGCCAAGGGGTGCTGCAACTCGCATCGCTACACTCATGGCGGTGATGATGGTGCCAAGGGCCAAAGCAGCAGTCAGCATTTTGTCCGTATTACCGAGATTCTCGAGAACGGCCAATGCCCCACCAAGAATCAGAGTAGCAGCGGCCGCAAATCCGGCTCCGATGATAGCATTCTTACCCCATGCCTTGGCAACGCTCAGCATCTTAAGAACAGCAACAAGAGCCGTTGCCGATGCGAGAATATCAAGGATGACCTCTTCGCGACTTGCATCGCCAAACCAGACAGCGAACAAGCTCTTCAGAGCATCTCGGATTTGAGGGGCATACGTGCTTAGTCCGTTAATGAGAACGACGATCAGATCACCAAGACTTGCAATCAACGAGGGCGCATACTCGCGAAGTTGCTTCATGGCCTCGTCGAACATAACGATAAGACCTTCCACAACAGCCGGAGCGCCTCTCTTGAGAACGTGTCCGATGGTGATAAGAATATCAGTCAAGCCTTCCTCGATAACGGGAAGCATGACCTTGACTGCCTGGAAGAATGCAGCGATAGCAGCAACAATAGCCGCTACACCAGCCGCACCAATTGCAGACAAAGTACCTAAAAGGACGGACAAAGCGGCAACAGCAGCTCCTACGCCAAGTGCAGCAAGGCCGAATGCCAGCATTGACTTCTCCAGACCAGCGAACGTCTTAGCCAGAATGCCTAATCCGAATGCCGAGCCAAGCATAATGGTTATAGCGCCAGCAAGAGTTAAAAGACCCGCTCCAATGGCCGGGAGCTTGAGAGTAGAAAAGGCCTTGATCGGAATAACCAGCATATTGAGTGCGAGTGCAAATGCCAGTATTCCACTTGCCGTTCCAGCAACATTATTATTGCCCATGATCGACAAACTGGCAGTTATTCCACCCATCAGAAGTCCGATGGATATCAATCCCTGCTGAATCTGTTCGATCGGCAACGCACCAAGAATGCGAAGAGGAACGACCAGTAAGGAGATAGAAATGGACAAAGCAAGAAGACTCTTGGCTAGTCCAGCAAGAGATCCCTGCGTTATTGCCATCATGCCTTTTCCGGAAATACCAGCAAACCCCTTCATGGCAATGGACATTCCACTAATCGAGGCAACGACACCGACAAGAAGTTTTGCAGTGGTAATCAGACCTTGCTGAAGGTCCTTAGTATCCATCTCTCCAAGAATCTTAATCGGCAATATCAATGCAGACAGTGCAAGTCCAAATGCAATTAGACTCGATGCTACACTTGAAAGCTGACCCGGGACCGCCTTCATGACAGCGATAGAACCGGTTATAGCACCGATTCCAATGATCAACGATGCGATTCCCATGCCGAATTCAGCCCAGCTAATTCCATCAAATGCCTGGAACGCGCTTGCGAGAATTCGAACAGCAGTGGCTAAGGACAAGAAGACAATGGCAAGCTTCATGACCTGTTTGTCACCAACGCCACGAGAAAGAGCGATTCCAACAAGACCTATGGTTACTAGGAGACTCTTTATGGCATATGTTGCCTTTGCAAATGTCCATGTATCCTTTGCTGATTCCGTTAACTTAGCCAATGCACCAGCCAGAATCGAAATAGCAACGGACATACCGATCAGAGCACCGGATAATGTAAGAAGCTCTGCCTTACCAGCAGTCATCTTCTTACCACTCATAATGCCAAGAATAGCAGTCAGTTCGCCAAAGAGCAATGCGACGGCTGCAAGAGACTTACCCATGTTTTCAGGTTTTACACGGGAAATCAAGAACAAGGAAGCCGCCAAGATGCCAATCGAGATAGCAATTGACTTAAGAACTTCAGCATTGACTTTGTTCTGGAAAGCCTTCAGCGTATCACCGGCGGTATTAAGAACATTAGTGAGTGCCTTAGCAACACCGGCCCAATTGGTTTTCATTGCGGCAAATGCCTTAGCAATCTTCTTTATCTGCTCATAAAGACCGAACAGAAGCGTTGTACCAATCGCATCGGTTAAGGTGACACCTTCAAAAATCGATTTGATGCGATCTCCGATAGGTTTCAATGTGGTAGCAATGGATTTTGCGAACGACCCGATAGTCGAAGCCGCGCTGGTTGCCCAGCCCTTCAGCTGAGACACCCACTGGGATGCCTTACCGAATGCATTCTTTCCGGATTCGCCAATGGTGTCAAATACCTTAGCGATCTGCTCACCAATCGGAGGAATCTCGGCAAGAGACGTTGTAACATTGTTGATGTCGAGAACATTGATTCCCGTAAAAGCAGAAATGCTCGTAGAAAGCATTCCTCCAAGGAACATGAACGCCCCACCAACGGCTTCTATTGCGCTCTTTAATGTAGCAAATATGCCTTCGATCACTCGCGATTCATCAACCATCTTAACAAGATTCGTTAACAAACCGCCAATGGTCGCAGAGAAGGAAAGAAGATAACTTGTAAGCGGAGCAGCCTGCGTTATAATCTTTCCGACTAACCCCAGAACGAGTTTAATTGGGGTAATCAGTAACTTAACAATCGACGCGAGACCAGATGCAACTTGTTTAACCTTCGCCAGCGTATCTTCGCTCGCAACAAGTTTCTCGCTAAGGTCCCGGAATCGGAATGTTAGGTCGGTTAACTGCTGACCCGTCTTAGCGGGGAATATCTCACTAAATCCCTCTCGAATAGCCTCAATGACACTCAAGAGCGATTTGAAAATATTCGTTAAGCCTTCCCATAAAGCGGTCTGACCGCCAAGTTCAACCCATTCTTTCAGGATACTATTTCTATCCTGAGCCGGAGCGGCAAAGACATCCCACAAATCATTCGCCAGATTTGTCCAGATTTCTTTTGCCTTATCGTAACCACCGAAAATATAATCGAACGTGGTCATCCAGCCGGAACTGACGGCATCCTTAACAGAGTTGATAGCTTCTCCGAATGTCTTGGCTTCCTGAGCAGCCAATGCCGCACGATAGTAAACCTGCTCGAAGGCTCCATCCAGCATGGCATAGGCTTCACTATAAGTATCTGCCATACCATTTTGAACAAGCTTATAGGCCGCTTCTGTCACTTGAGCAAAGCGACCGAATGCCTGCTCCATAACCTCTCGAGAAGCCCACTTATCGGCAAGTGTAGTCGAGAAATTACCAATATCAACAAGAGTACCTTTTGCAGTTCTCCCATTTTTATCCAAAGTACCGAGGGCTTTACCAACGTCAATGAATGTCTCTTTCAGCTGCTGAGACGCAACGCCGGAAAGTTCGACACTTCGCCAGTCCATAAGAGTCAAGAATCCCTGACCGTAAGACTGGTTTAGGTTGTAGATTGAGCGAGAGAATTCTGCGGCACCTTTACCAGCGAAAGAGGTTGCATTCGCGATACCCTCAATCATTGGAATCAGATGATCAATGTCACCACCACTGGTGACCATTTGACCAAGTGATTGCGCCATTGTCGTAAAGTCATACGATGTCTCATCCGAGAACATCATAAGCTTCTCTAAATATCCATTGATCTCGTCAACAGACTTGCCAGTCGCATTAACGAGCGTCTGAACGTTTGACGTCTTTTGCTCGTACTTGTTCCAGCCAGCTGTGACCTGATCAATTGAAAGTGACTTAACCAAAGAAACGCCGGTGTCGATTGCCGCATTTGTAATTCGCTGAAGGGCCGTAAATGCGACAACACCCATAGCAGAAAATTTATCTGCTACTTTATCAACCTGCTGTGCGAGTCCCTTCATACCAGCCAGATCGGCTGCATCGTCAAGCTTTGCTAAACTCTTAGCCTGTTGATCGACATCAAGGGATCGTTTGAATCGCTCCAGAGACTCAGTCGACTGGGCAATGTTCTTCTCAAAATTCGAATTTCGAAATTGGGCTTCGACAATTCTATAGTCAATACTAGTTGCCATCGTCAACTCACTTCCTTCCAGAGCTTAGTAGCCATAGACTCGAACAGAGGTCTTAGTGCCGGGTTGATGTAATCAACGCCTTGCACATAGGAGCCACTTCGAGTCGCATGACCGTATTGTATAAGAATAGCAATAGGAACTCCCTCATTCACGTTATTGTTGACCCAATAAAGCGAAACACCTTGGGAGCTCACCTCGATTTCGTAATCCCATCCGGTAGCGGTTTTACCCGTATCCACCGGTGTAGCATCACGAAGAAGTTCAACCCCCTGCTTGCCATATTCGTTCAGCAGTTGGTAGAGACGCCTTTTCCGGTTTTTATAAAGAAACCCTTCAAAGTTCTTCAAACTGCCGGATTGTTTCATAACGACAAGGGCCATTGCTGTTATCTCCTAGCTAATTTGGCTTCCGCACGTCGACGCGCATTAATGGAACGATACTCGTCAGCCGTCTCTCGACGAGACATCTTTTCAGGTTTTCCATTCTTTGCATTACACACGTCAATTAGTGTCAGAAGCCGGTTCAAATGCCATTTCTCATATTGCGAGGGAATATTAAGCGTTACCATCCAATAATAGATGAGCTCCGATGTGATAATATCACGAGAAGTCGATTTCTTACGATGTCTCACGGTAGTAGCGGTCATCGAGTCATCGATGTATGCCATAACGGTCCTAATATTCTCATTTGTCAAGAATTCGTACGCTTCTTTTGGAACATTCTGGGTGATCGTCATACAGCGAATATAATCGATCGTCTGCTCACGAGTCATCGGTTCCCTACGAAGAAAAGGAATGTGCCATTTGGCTTCCCATTTCGAAATAGAGACTAGAGAATGTTCAAGTTGGAGCGTTACTTCTTTAGTAAAGCTAAACTCTTGCGTGTCATCGTTGAACACCTCTTGTTCAGGTATCGTCAGCCGAAGCATTCCCTAGCCTCCATTTCAACCATTTTGAATTTACTCCACCGGTTTGGGAGCGTCGGGAATCTTCGGAATGATGTTGTTGATGAACTCGGCCGTCTTATCGGGGTTCATCGCGAGCTCCATGAAAAGCTCGGAATATGCGTCGGTCTGAGAGAACTTCTCGCGCATATCCTCGTTCTTAACGAAGCGACGACCGTCGAGAGAACGCTCACCGTAGGAACGAAGGATGATGTCCTTGATGACCGAAACGATGGCCTTACCGTCACGCTCCTTCGTAATTCTCTGAATCATGGCCTGCATCCCGCCGGGATACTCGGCTTCCATTTCCACGAGCTCAGCCTTGGACAGATTGAACTCGAAATTCTCCGTAACCTGATTACCGTCGTAATCCGTAAAAGTGATAGGTCTCCTATACATTGTGCTTTCTCCTTTTCAAAAAATAAAAATGATAGGAGGAGCCCCCGCGAAGAGGCCCCTCCGTAAGATAGATTTAGCCGCCAGCCTTAAGAAGGTTGATGACCTCGTCGGGCATCAGCAGCTTCGGGGCAACGCCATCCTCGCCGCCCGTCGTAGTGGGATCCTTACCGAACAGGACATCCTCGAGAGCAGCGAGCTTCTGCTTATCGATCTTGGTGGAATCGATAACGATGGACGCAGTGGGCTTATAGCCAGTCACATTCACCGGGGTGGTGGAGACCGTCCAGCTCAGAGTGGTAGCCTCGGGGCTGTCATTGACCGTCTGATGGTTGCGTTCAGAGGGAGATGCCTGGCAGCCGTAGCAAAGGTGCAGCTTATAGCCGTGATCCTGGCCATCGGTATCGTTGCCGATCAGGGAACGATACACAAAGCCGAACATCTTGCGCTTCTGCTGACCGATTGTCATGCCGGCAACCGGACTCGCCAGACCATCGCACTGGTCGAATTCCTCGGGAGAATAGTAGGCTTCAATGGTGTAGCCGTACTCTTCTGCAGAGATCATGTTGAGATACTTGATGTTGTCCGCATACAGAGCGGTGGACTCAGCACCGGAAGGAGATTCGTTGACCGCGGTCAGACCGTTCCAAGCGATGCCCTCGCCATAGGTATTGTTGTCACCCATAACATACAGAACGCCATGGTCCACGCCGGTTTCATACAGGCGCTCACCAACAGCATCCCAGATAAGACGCTTATTAGCCATAGGATGTGATCCTCCTTAGAAATATATGGTAAACAAGTCGTGATTGAGACGATCCTGTGTATAATGTCGAACGAATCGAGTCCTAGGGATCTTCGATACTTTATCGACGACGATACTATCAGGATTCGGATCAATCACGGTGACAGCATAGACATACTCCTGCTTATAAATACTATTATCCGCATGGCCATTACTGATCTCATCACGGTTATAGACAATAGCAGGATACGTCATCCGCTTATTCTCAGGCCTCTGGTAATAAACCTGATCCGACCCAAGAAGCTTTTGAAGGAGTTTATGAAACTTCCGCCTATTGGTTTCCATTCGAGTCATTGTATACTCCTCCTAACACAAGGGTAAGGCGGGGGTAGGCCTCTTTGACCATACGCACCCGCCATTTTGTTCCCATGTATGTTGCGTAACGGATCGAGTGGAAGTTCTTTTTGGCATAGGGATCGGCAACGATGCTTAAATCGTTCGCGATCACCAGATCGTCATTCAGACCTTCCTGAGCTTGAAGCTTCGCGGTGTTCGACACCCAATCGCCGAAGTGCTGACGTTCAACGATCTTCTCGATCCATACGCCTGGGCTCTCTTCGACCATTGTTGCATAGCCGATTTTCCCACAAAACTTCGCCATTTTGAATTAGCCGCCGGCCTTGACCGCGTAGGACTCGATGGTGATGGCGCTGTAGGGCTTGGTGAGAGCGCCGGAGCAACGGGTCTCCATCAGGTACTTCTGCTGGTTGTAGTCGATATCGAAATCGTCGAACATGGAGACCGCGCCACCCTTGTCGGCACCGACGGTGTAGTCGGTCAGGTTGACGATGATGCCCATCAGGCTGTGGATGTAAGCCTTGGAATCGGCCTCGTGGGTCACCTCACGGGTCAGACCCTCCATGACGGGAACGGTGACGATCTTGCTCACGCGCAGAGCGGTACGAAGCTCTTCCTCGGTCTTGTACAGACGATGGCCGATGCCGTCCTCGAGAAGAAGCATGTTGGTGAGCATCTCTTCGGTGGTGTAGAGAGCGGGATTACCGCTGCCCTTGTAGTCCTTGCGGGACTTGATGCACTGACGGATGAACTCCTTGGCCAGCTTGTCGTCGTCATTGTAGGTAACGGAGTCGATGCCGACCTTGATGGTGTACAGGTCCGCATCGGTCCAGATCGGGCGGATGTTATCTTCTTTGATCTTGTCGTCGGAGGCGGTGGAACGGCCATCGGATACCAGGATCGCACGGGCGATTTCCTCATTGAGCATCATGCGCATCTCGCTCTTGAGCCAGGCGACGACGTCGAAGTCGACGATATCAATGATGTCATCGCGATCGAGCTTCTGCTTCTTGTAGATGGTCTGAGGCGTGGTGGAACGCTTGAGCAGGGTGAAGACTTCTTCCTTCTTCAGCTTGCCCTTCAGGTAACCCTTGGCGCGGGCCTCATCGGCAGTGATGTCGGCGAACACAGACTTGATGCGGGAGAACGGAACATGATGGACACCGGACATAACGCCGGAGACCCAGGTCATGTCGCGCTGGATGAACTGAGGCTGACGGGTGACATTGCGATCGTCGGGGAACAGATACTCGATATTCTCAATACCGTAATCGGCATGCATCAGAGCGTCAGACAGACCCTCCATGTCGTCCATATGAGCCAGAACGGCTTCCTTCAGGGAGCTGCAGGCTTTAGCTTCCTTCGCAAGAAGAGCGAAGTTCTCACGAGTGAGCTGAGCGGTCTTGTTCGCACCGCTCTCAAAGGCGTTGTGAGCCATAGTGGGATCCTCCTTATTTTCTTCTCTGGCTGTTGCAACCAGATAATACATAACGTTTTTCTGCTTCTCATTCATGGTGTTAATGATATCCCGAATGGTCTCTTTGGAACCATCGGCATGCTGAAGTTCAGGATTCGTAATGGGATTTTCCTCCCCATTTTGATTTGCCTGAGTCGGATCAGATTCCGGCTCACTTTCGTTGGTTGGATTTCCTTCCGGATTCTCTTCAGTTAGCGTCGGATCGGATTCCGGCTCACTTTCGTTGGTTGGATTTCCTTCCGGATTTTCCTCGGCCGGCGTATTTTCCGGTTCCTGTTCCTCGAAGTCATCATCGCCATGACAAATGATCGGCTCCTGGGGGTAGATGCGAGCTTCGTACTCGGCATCTTCACCATGTGCCAGATCCATGTCTTCGATAAATGCCTTGGGGTTCGCACCCGCCAGAACAAGACTGACTTCACGGATCATACCGTGCATAACGTCGTGGCCCTTCTGCTTCAGCTGATTGGCGAGAATCGACAGAGAGGTGACGTCGCCATGAGAGACAAGCTCTTTGCACATGTTGCCGAATTTGGTGTTATTGAACAGACCATAGCAATACACGCCGTCAGGCTTATTGACCAAGGTGGCCTTACCGATAACAGCACTCGGGGTGTCATGACGATGGTTCCAGATGAGTGGAACAACAGCACCGTTCTGATGCGCGAATGCATTCTCACGAATTACTCGACCATCTGTGCACAGAAGATTGTTCTTGGACGCCCAGCCCTGAAAATCGGAATTACCAGGACCCGGACGAACGTGATCAATATCGGGCATTATGTTTTTCCTCCTTCTTTAGAATTTTTGACCGATACGGTTTGGTCCGCTTTGGTTGGGACCGTAGGGGTTTGCTGATCCACTTTAGACTGTGACAAGTTCTTGTTACGGAGCTCATCCGCCTTCGGATCCTTAGACGGCTTCATACCAATAACCTGACGGATCTCATTGGAGGTAAGAATCTCATTACGAGTAAACTTATCTGCAATTTCAGCAATCTGGCTAACCGGTACGAGTTTAAAGGGATCTCTAAAGAAGGAGATCGATTCCATCTTCTGTCGCTGAGATGTCGTAAGGAATTTACGATAGAGCTCATCGGTAAGCGCAGAAGCACATGGCTCCACAGAGCGGTTGTTGTAGTTCAGCATCGTCGATTCGTCTGCGGTTCCGTCCAATACACTCTGAGTGATACCTAACTGGGCGTATACCATACTCGTAAGGTATTCAATCTGAGTCATGAGGTTGTTTTCCACAGCACGATTCAACTGCGTGATCTTCTCCGTACCGTCTGTGTAGGCAATGCCGTACTTTGAACCCATAAGCTGTTCCTCGATCTGTTTTCGACGAGATTCAGCCTGAGTCTTACGGGCTTCTGTCTTAATGACATAGGGGAGTTGTATAATCAGATCGAGTTTACCGCTAGCAGACTGTTCGTCAATGGCATCAAGCAAGTTAAGCTTATGCACAAGACGCTTCATCATACTATTGGGCTCGTTGATTATCGCATAGAAGGGATTTTGAACGATGCCGACATTGGCTTTGTCAAATGTGATGTTCTCGAACTGACCGGTACGATCGTTATAGCAACGAACCAGTACCTGTCTCGGACGCCATTCGATAATTTCACCAATACGCATCGTATAGTAGCGTGTGACAATGTCATCCTCTTGATCCGGCTCTTGGTCTGTATCAATTGGACAGATGGCAATCGTCCCCCAATCGAACATACTTAGGATCGCATCCTGTATAAATGCTCGGGAGGTCTGATCAATGTTTGCTTCGACTTCAAGACAATGATTCAGATCATCGTCAATCTTCTTAACAAATCGACCATTTTCATCCAATTGAACATGAAGGTAATCCAATGCGGCAACGTCCATCGCAATACGATTGTAAATCGCGGTTACGATAGTTTTTTCATTACCACGGGACAGAATCACCCGATCCGGACGAGATGAGCTAATCATCTGACCTGCCGGAACATAACGATCCCAGTCAGAATCTGAGAATGCATTCCACGCACGCTTCACTTTACTGAAGAGCGTTTCTGCCATACGGTCACCTCATTAATCAAAAGCTTCGATATTCAACTTGTAAGCAACGAATGCGTCCATCATTGCAGAAACCGCATCGATCTTTTGATCGTAGCGCTTCTTATGAAGCTTTCGATTGCCATTAGTATCCTCGATTACGATGCAGTTACCCATCGTGAAGGACATGAGTTCCTCATCAAAGAGAAGCATCCTCTCTTCTGAGAGTTTCTTCAACTCACCAAGAGGAACAGATTCGGTTTTTGCACCTTGTATCACTTTCTCGATACCGAACGGACCATTTTCTGAAATCCATTTCTCAATAAATTCTTTAGCATTGTACGGGTCAAATCCGACACATCGGATGTCGTATTGTGCCTCAGAGATAAATCGATCGAGATCGTCATACACGACCATCATGTTCAGATTTACACCCTCGAGAACGATCAGACTACCTTCTCGAATAAAGTCGCAGTACTTCTGATACATTGCCGGAGGCAATTTATTAAGTGTGGTCGATGAAATATAATTTCGAGTCTTCACACCAAATGTTCCATTCGGCAAAGGAAATAGGAACGTAAATGCACAGAAGTCGTCGCCCTGAGAAAGGTCCATGCCAAGCGAACAAGGCATTTTCCAAAACTCGCGATGCTTATGGGGAATGGTCTCTTCATAGGGGAAGAAGTAGGTATAACCCTCCATTGGAATACCGAAACGCTTTGCAAGAATATCATTGCGTGCGGCAGGAGCCTTTTCTGCTCTCTCCACATCCAATTGATACACTTCATAGGTAACGGTCTTTCCAAGGTTTGGATTCGCCTTCATCCACATGGAAGGATCTGCAACTTCATCGATGTTATCGAGCTTGTACCACCAAATGGAGACATGCGGGTTGCGATACTCTCCTCTTAGGATGCTTTCCAGCTCCATTTTGATTGTATCGCCACTACCATTTCGAACCGTTCCTTCCGAGCTCGTGGCTAAGATGAGATAATCATCGATCTTAGATGCACCTTGCTCTATAGCGCCAATAACATCCTCTCGAATGTCACCAGAAAGCCATTCATCAATACTCGCATATTTGCATCGTAAGCCCTGAAGCTTAGCGATACTCATAGGACGAATCTCGAGCAAAGACCCGGTCAGGAAATTCTCAATACCCTTCTTGGTGGAGGTCAACTTAACGCGATTGGCTTTCGATCCAGTTGTATTCTGGAGTGAGCCATCTGTGAGAAATTGGAATAATGGACCTCTCGAACGAGTAATGGCAGTTCGAATTGGAGATAAAACTTCATCTGCCTGCTTCATCGTTGGAGCAGTCGTAATTTGGTGGGTAGTCGTCGTGTCGATGCAAAGTCCGTAACTCTGTATACATGCATCGTATAGTGATTTTGCAGCGCCTCGACCAACGATCAAGTACTGCTTATTGCGAAGCCTTTTCTTAACTCGCTTTCGAACAAAGCGAACACCGCGACCGTCAGGGCTAGGAACTGGTATACTCTTTTCCGTAAAGTAAAACCAGCCAAAGACATCCTCGGCCCAAAGTTTAAATGAGTCGAGAAGGTCTAAGTCTCCGCCATCGGTCAGGGTTAGCTCATTTTCACAGAAAGCAAGAAAGCCCTCTACGGCTTCGTCGTCATAGTAGCATCCGGGATCATCGATCAGATCATCGATGAGGTTCATCTGCAAAGAAACTTCTCGATTTACCGGTATTTCTCCTCTAACTACGGCATCACGGAACATACCGTAATACCGTGGTACTGCTATGTTCGATAATGCCATTTAGGTCACCTACTTGTTCTTGGCCTCTTTTTCCTTGTCGGTTACCTTCGCATTGACCACATTGTCGCCAAGCATCTTGTTAACACCTTTTGCCATTGCGTACTTAGCGATTTGGGTAAGGGTATCCTGGGCAGCATTTTCCAACGCTTTCCCGACCATCTCCTTACCTTTGGTAACCGCCGATTTCTTCTGAGGCGTCGCCATAAGCTGATTATACTGCTGTTCCAAACGCTTTCGATTCAGAAATGCATTCAGTTCAGCGTCGGTCATCTCACTTACAGACTTCTGTTTCGGTTTCTCTTCCGCTGGCTTGGTTGTAACCTTGGAAGTCGTTTTTTTACGAGTAAAAATCGAATGATGCTTACCCGTAGAATAACGATTTCGGCCAGCGGTGGTGAGACTACCGTCGGAATTCTGATAACGACGGACGCCCCATTTCATGCCGCGAATTCCATAATGGCAAAGTTCATCACTATAAACAACCATTTTGAATTCTCTCCTTCCTTAAGGATCAACGGCGACATTAATTCGCCATTCGCATTCTTTCATCTGGTCCTTCATAAGCTGAACAAGAAACGCATTTGTCGGTGGATCGAAGTTGAGCTTTGTGTAGAGATAGATGTATGTCTTGATGTCGGCTAGCTTAACTCTGTCAGAAATACATTCATCCCACGTGTTACTCGAATCACACACGGTAAAGCTATCAAAACTCGTTACGCCTAATTGGGACAAGAAAGAACCTGCTGTGTTAATCTCCGTAAGAATAGCCTCGTCGAAACAAGTATCATCCTCAGAGACTCCGATCTTTTTTTTGATCGTATTGAGGATGCTATCGATCATATGGATCCTCCTTACGTACGCTTAATGAAGATCTGCATACAATAACCGTGACCCGAAGGAGTGATCACTTCATACCACTCGAGGTTCGGTTCGGAAACAATCTCAACAGTCGTATCCTTCTGGATTACATAAAGGACTCGATCATTGACACTCGGACCCTTACGAATGTTGAGGAGGTCGGTACCGACCACGACACCCTGGCCAGCCTTAACTTCTTCAGTCTGGACTTCCGGTGCTTTTGCCTTCTTAGCCATATTTCCTCCTAATGCTTCCAAGGGCAAGTATCGAATAGCGAACGCGGAGTATAGTCCTGAGGGAGCAACTTCGCATCACCATAATGAATTGCCCGGTGTGTGTTGTCAGAACAGCATATGAGATACTCTGGATTGAGTAAGAACTCACTCGATTGAGCAATGTCATCTACCAGCAAAGGGACCATATGATGAACGAGGATTCGTCCATATATGGGGAACTTTTCAATTCCTAGATCGCAACACTCGCGTCCTATCGTATCGCGTAGGATAACTTCTCTTCGTACTCGTTTCCACTCTTCAGAATTGTAAAATATCTGATTAATCCATCGATCATAACCGAAGGTATCCTCTCCGACATTTCCACCAATTCGAAGATACTCATATCGTTCAACCAAGGTGGGCAAAGTAATCAGTTCGGAATAACATTTAATATTCCGGCTCATCATCTTCGCTCCCCTGTCCACTATAGGTTTTAAACGCCTTGATTGCACTTTTGAAGAGCTCCTCCTGACTCTTCATCGATGTAATCGCCTCTGCCTTTGCATCCATCAACTTTTTCTGAGTTTCCAGAAGTTCAAGTTCCTTCTGCTCCTTAGTAGAAGCCAACTTCAGATAATGAGTGATGACTTGCGAAGACGCAGTGCCCTCTCTTAACTGCTTTTCAGCAAGATCCATGGCAAGAGCAATCATATGCTTCTCTTGAGCTTCTTCCGTCAACGGCGGTTTACGACTGATAGCCATGTCTCACAGTCTCCTTTCATCCATTTTGAATTTTACTTGATCAAACCAAGTCGATCCAAAACGATGGCGAACTGCTCTCTTGTCAGGAAACCATTCGGATTTGAGCCATCCAGGATTTTACGCTGTTTGGCTCTATTCCAGGCATTCTGAAAAATATTGCCAACGGGCTTAGTAGACCGCTGCGCCAGATAGTTGTCCATCATTTTGTTAAAAGTACTCTGATCCATATACTCATCCATTTCTGGGGGAAGTTTCCCCGCTAAAATCATCGAGCCGGTCCATTTCTTGTGAGCATCCCACTGAAAGTGAGGGCGATCAACAAAAGACGTCCAATCACCGCCCCAAGTGAATCCGACTTGCTTACCGATCTGCCCACACTTCATGAAGAAATTTGGGTCGTCATACTCATGTCCTTTTACATTCTTGCAAATATCGAACGCCAAACCAGCTTTTACAGAATGAAAAGTCGGTTTTGTTGCTCTCTTAGAAGCGTATCCCTTCTTCACAAGATCACGCTGATACTCCTCGTCACGGACGGTCTCCGTCACAAGAACATTCAGACCAGCATCTTTACAGAGTTGGAGAAACGTTTCGCAATTTACACGAACGTCGGGGCGCAAGTACTTCAGATCACGAGAATACATCATCTTACTTCACCTTCGACTTACTTGTTGACTCTTCGAGAGACTTATTGTAGCTGGCAGTCGAAACGCCGATCAAAGAGCCAATAAACAGTTCAATTGCAGTAATTGTTGTTACGACTTCTGTTACATAACCGAAGCCCCAAGCTTTTGCAAGTCCTGCATACAATACAGAACAAGCAGGAAGAACAACAACAACGAGCCATTTGAGGACATCATATACCTTGTTGTTCATCTCGAACTTCATCGTTTTCATCCTCCTTCTTATGCTTAATACCGACAAGTTTGTCGGCTAGTCCCAAGGCGGCACTGGCAATCGATGTGATTCCGCCAACGCCTAACACATATTGGAACAAGTTATCCCATTGCCAACCTTTGTATGAATAGAACCCGACGGTATATATGATAAAGATACCGATAAAGATGTAAAAAGCTCGAAGAATTCGATTTCGAGTCTTTAACTTCTTAATTCGTTTTCCGTTTGCCATTTTGATTGACAATATGATGCGCAGAAGAATTTAAATAGTCCTCCATCTCCTTGATAGAGGACTGTTTCGCCTTCTCGTCATTTTTCAATGACGCCAAAATACCTCTGCAAATAATCGCCATTTCTTTCCGCGTTGCAGCCATGTCTTCATCGTGATGTCGTCGCAAATCAGCAATGTCACGAGAATGAGCTTCTTCTAAACGAGTAATTCGTTCATCTTGTTCCCGATCATATTCCAATTTGTGGACAACTCGAGTAATGTAATTCCATACGACTGCACCTGCGCCAAGAACAGCTGCAAAGGAAATGATGGTTTGCCAGGAAATAACTACAGGCATACACTTCACCCTTTCTATTTTAGAGTTGAGCACTTAATAGAACTCGTAATCGTGGCCATACCACGAATTCTAGTCAATGCTCAAAACTAAAAATAGAAGGGAGGGGGCCCGCAATGGACCCCCAGACCCCTCATACATAACTCACGCAAGGCGCGTAACATTGAGACAGACACGGCTGACCGTACCATCAACACCACTGATTCTTACAGTGATTTCGGGGTGGATCACCCGGCAAGCCTCGCCTTCAAACGCCGGAGCAATGGCGTCGAGCATGTACAGTACTCCACTGTTGACATTCATCGTACGCACAGAACAAGGAAGCAAATTGCCATCCTTATAAAGTGCAACAACGACAACGCCAGCATCAGAGGGCGTAAATGCAACGGCACCACTAGCCGTATAAAGACCATCTGAAAGAATTCGGATACCCTGGAGACTCGTGGTCAGCGAACAACCCGTCTTCTCCAACTGTCCTCCAGGAGACAGAATGGTACCAGCCGTGACGAATGTCTGGGCCGTGGTGTTGAGCGCTGTTAAAGTAGACTTGCGATAGCAGTTACTTGCCATTTTGAATTCCCTCCTTGCTTGTCAAAGCACGACGAGGTGACTCAGTTGCAACCGCAACCGTTGCAACCATTGCAGCCGCCGCAGCCGTAGTTATTGTAGCAGGTATTGGGATTCACGCTCGGCTTGGAATAGAAATTACCAAGCTGACCCAGAATATACTGGTTCTGCTCCATGTTGCTGATCTGAGACTTAGCATCAGATAGCTTGGTACGGAGCTCATCCAGATACTGGGACTGGATCAGATCGCGTGTCAGCTGATTCTGCTCAATGATGGTCGTCTTGATGTCGCAGCAGCAAGACTGCATCTCGGCGCCCAGCTGATTGAAGGAAAGCTGGTTAGCATAACGGTTCTCAAGAACCTCCTTCTGGGTCGCGCAATTGCCCGTGAGGACATCACGCTCAACCTGAGAAAGATCATTCGCAACGACCGCGGCGCCATTACCGAAACCGCGATTGCCGAAGAGACCACCGCCATTGAAAGCCAGGAAGAACAGGAAGATCAGGATAACCCAAAGGAAGCCAGCGCTACCCCACGTATCATGACCGTTGTCATCCTCGAGAGCCTTCATCATAAGAACATCGCTCAGTTCTGCCATTGTTAGTGTCCTCCTAATAAAAATATTATTTCAACTCAATAGTTGGCCACCCTACTGAGTTAAAACCAATATTAAAACCAATCGGAACCACTGTTGGGCCGCAATTGATTGGAAGCTACCCCACCAATTGCCTGTCGAGCTTCTTCCCAAACATGATCGGGGACATTGAAGTTACGTAGACCCATTTTTCGGGCCATTTTGTAAACTTGCTGAAGCTCGTCTAACTGCTTTGAACTTATCTTTCCTTCTTGGGCAAACTGCCGTAATGCTTTCGCGGGATCATCACCCCGCTTGATCATCGTTGACAACATTGCTGCTGTCTCCGGGGATCTCTTTGCCAGAGCGTTTAGTGCCATTCCTTGCGCTTCCTGCGGATTGCTTACCGCGTTCGCAAGTTTCACCAGATCCATTAGACTCATTTAAAGTCATCCTTTCCAAGATCTGACTCATCATCACTTCTAAGCGATCGAGTCGAGCGTCAGAGGATTCCTCTTTGGGCTCATTTTGAGTGGAAAGTTCCTTCGTATAGTCCACAGAGGATTCACTCGAAGGAGTAAAGGATACGGCATCCGAAGAGTTTTGCATAAGAGAGCCAAATGAGTATGGCGTAATATATGTCTGACCATTCTCATACTTCTTAGCCCAAAATCGCTTATTCTTAAAATCGAAGAACAAACGAGGAGTGCCATCCATCGGGACAGAAGCTTGCTCTACTTCACTCGGATCATGCACTTCGCTGTATTCGCCTCTACGGCGATTGGCGAACGTGTCATTAACGATCTGAGCAGGTTCATTTGTTTGCATTCGATTGCTCATGTTCTGATACATATTGTTGTATTGCTGCATCAGTTGATTTATCTCTTGCTGAATCTGCTCAGGGCTTTTCATCATCCCACAACGATTCCCCATTCCGGGGTTAAACATTGGACCAGGCATTCTCATTCACCTCCAAAAGCAGTTCTTAGAAAGGTTAGAACCTCTCCCGCTCCTGTTAGGAGTTGCTTGTAAGCCGGAGACTGAGACTGTTTCGCACGTTCGTGTTTACAATATTTAAGAACGAAAATATCGCCGGTCGTAATGTTACCTGTCTCAGACACCTTGTTGAGTGTCTTAATCATCAGGTCATCTACTTTATCCGCCATATTTACGCTCCTTAGGAGTTGAACATATCCTGAAGGATCTTGTTCTCTTTGGCACGCTTGATCATCTGGCCATGCACGTAATTATAAACCGCGAGCATATCGGCCGGAGGCGCGCCATTCTTGGCCTTATAGTCGTTGATTAATGCAACGACGCGATCATGGAGTTTGTTGTAATGTTTGGTTTCTTCCAGAGAAAGATCATAGAAAAGCTTCGCTGTCTCTTTATCGCTTTCCTTATACTTAAGGGCGAGATTAGCATAAGACTCGCTATCGCTAAGTTCTTCACTAATCTTATCGTTCAGACATTCGATAATTTTCATTGCTGATGTTCCTCCTTCTAAAATTTTTAACAAAGGAGAGGCCCTACAAATATGTAGCTATACTCATAGGACCCCTCCCGTGTATCCAATTGACGGTGCGAAATCAATAGGAGAGTGCTCCAAACTCAATGAGATTATCACTCAAACTTTCATTCGAGAAGACAAACTCAAAGAGCGGAGTCAAAGTGTACCAACTTCCGTCCGTGCCCTGTGCAAACAGCGAAATGCGGTACTCTCCATCACCGTTCACCAAATAGTCATCATAGATGTCAAAGGATCGCGATGTGTTCGCAGGCGTCTGGGAAAACGAGGCAATGAGCGTCCCAATACCAACTCCCCAGGATTCACCGCTCTTCGTTGCTCGACACTCAAAGGACTTATAGGCCCCATTCGCCGTGAAAGTCACGGTAATGTGGTCGTGTCCCTCTACAGACGAAATCTTAGATCCCGTCGTACTGAACGTTAAAGTCGGTACAGCCATAGAGTGTTACCTCCTGGCGATTACGCCACGCTCCAGGTGCCAGCGGCGTTACGGACGAAGACCTTGATGATCTTCTCGCCGTCGCCAGCAGAAGCAACCTCGAGGTCGGCAGCGTTGATGGTGCAGTCGATAGCCTGAGCATCAGGATACTCGCCAGTACCGCTCATATTGGTGGAGCCGTTGTCGGTGCCGATCACGACACCCGCATCCTGCAGGGACGTGGTGGCGGGGACGACCTTGACCTTGTACTCGACGAAGTCGACATCGCAGGTGAAGCTGATCGCAGCAACGTTGAAGGTAGCGACCTTCGAGATCTTGCTCTTGTCGGGGCCAGTGATGGTGACCACAGGAACAGCGGTATCGAGGATGATCTCCTTCGTAACAACAGCGGACTCATTGCCGACATCATCACGAACCTTCAGGTTGACGGTCTTCTTGCCATCGCCGGTGGTGAGAGTAATCTCCTTGGTCGCAGCGAAGTTGACCCAAGCAGCATCGGCTTCGGTAGCGGCGCCATCAACGCCACCCCAGATCTTCATCTGATAGCCGGTAGTCTCAGCATCCTCGCAGCCGATCTTGGCCGTAATGGAAGCCTTGGTGGTATAACGAGCATCATCGTTCAGAGACAGAGTTACGCCAGCAGGCGCAGTGGTATCGAGAATAAGTTTAAAGAAGCTAGCCATATAGCATCTTTCCCTTCATCATAGATTTAACTTTTTGTGTCGAGCACCAAGTAGAAATATCCACCTTTCCGCTCATACACAGAATCTTCTCCAACAATAACAGTTTTAATGCCTTGTGTACCGATAAACATCTCGGTAATTTCCTTTTCATCGATAGCAATCATAGCCGATTACCCCCGGATGAAATATGCGGTACGGGGATCCTTCGTCTCGAGGGCTTCGTATTCACCACGGTCCATGACCTTGATTCGATCGAAGTCATCGCTTTTCAGATTTCCGTCACCGCTACCGCCCCCACTTGTAAGGGAATACATGTCCTCGATCATGAGAGCATACTTCTTCTCGCGATTGGGAACAGGAATTACATCGACCCGTACGAAACATACACACAACCAATTCGCACCCTTAGCCGCTTCTGCGTCTGTCGGGATAATGTAACAAACAGATTCCTCTCCTTCGAGAGGCTCACGATTGAAGTTCGCATTCGTCACGTTGTAGAGCTGGCCTACAATCGGCTGACTATCGAGCTTCTGAATGGGAACAAAGAGCGCCATCAATCCAGTAGGTCCCGGCGCAACCGGAATCTTCGTGATGTCGTACTCTTTTGTCTCGGCATTCCACACTTTGTAATATCCGGACTCATCCGGAAGTGCGGGATGCGTCGCATAACTCTCCGCCATAGTAGCTGCCTTCTTAGCGGCATCGACGTCCGCGGTCACAGTCACCTGGATCGGAGCATCGGGAGTGGGCGGGAGTGGGGCAGATTCAGTAGACGATTCTTCAATCGTCACTTGGGCGACATTTGACTTGCCCAAAATATACTCTTCGGGAACTGTCGTATCCCCGGTCACCGGCATCTTTGAGATTACAAACTGAAGAGATCCCTCTCCGGCATAGTATGTCTCAGTAATGGTCGGATACCAATCGATCACGTTATCGAAATCATTTCGATCGATCTTCTCGACAATCGCATTATAGATAGCACCATCCGGTCGACGAAAAACACCGACCAAAAAAATCACGCCATCTACCGAATCCCGAAGGACAGGCTCTACGAACTTGTAGACATCGAACGATACTTTGCGATAACGGTTCTCGCCTTGTCGACCAATTGAAAACCGATGCGGAAGTAAATTGAGATTATACGTTCCGCTAGCCACAGTAAATACCTCCTGTAGTTTTTGCAAAAAGCACAGAGTGCATACCAGAACGTCCGAGCAAGATGCTAGACGATTCGACGCTGAAAGGAGCAAAGCACAATCAAACATAATTTAGAGGAGGTGAGGGCAAGACCTTTGGAGGTAACATGGCAGAAGCCATGCATAGAAAACCCCAATTCGGGGATGGTGAAGAGACTGGCCCGGACGCTCTATTATGCACTCTGTGAAAATATAACTCAGACTGTTTTTCCAAAAAATCCCGCCGGAGAAATATCAAGG